GCTTAGAATCTACTATATAATTTAAGTTTGAACTATCGTATTGGTTATATCCTAATGTTGCACCCGTCCATGTTCCTAATTGTGGTTGATATCCTCTTACAGTTGTAGAGAATGATTGCTTGTTTACCATATAAAAATCAAACCAATCAAATTGTCCGTATCTATTCTTCCATTTAATTCTAACGTTAGGATACTTTTGTTTACATACCACTTCAAAGTTGATAGGAGTACCCAATGCGATACTTCCTGAGAACGCTTGGATAGAATACCTATCTGATAATGTGCTTATCGGGAATCCACTCTCCTGTGGAGAATTAGGGTATTGCTGAATTTGTTGTGATGATGATACACTTCCACTTAGGGTGAATGTACCATTATTTACAGAACCTGAATAAACTAATTTTGTTGGAACACTACCACCTGTTGTACCTACATAAACACCTGAAGTTCCATAATCATCTGCTAATACTGATTGAGAAACAGGTCCATCGGTCATTAAAGGCCAATGTATAGATTTAGATGTAATTTGTTGTCCAATTGGTTCATCAAATAATGCGTATCCATCTAATGCTTTATAAACACCACTTTGAACATGCGATGATGTTACAAATAGTGAACCTGATTGGTATCTAAAATATCCATCAGTTTTAAAATACTTTACATTTGAACTATTTGCAGCTGCAGAGTCTGTAAGTGTTGAATTTAGAATACGGCTCACATCAAAGATACCAACGTTACTTGCGTTTGGATACTTTACTAATGTGTAATTTTCTACCGAACCTGAATTTGATGGTGTTCCATTCCAATAATAAAGTTCTAAATAATATTGGAAAGAAGCAGATGTATATACCAACCCACTCTCCGAAAGAGTGAATATAGTTGGTGATTGTGCTAATGAACACGATGCTGGAAGTTGAGTTATACTAAGGGCCATCTATAATCTTTTTATATTTTAACCTTTTCAAAGAGAAAAGTATTTGATGGTTATCGGCTTGCTCTCTCTGAAGCTAAACTACGGAATGCTCTTTTTAAACCTATTTCTATTACAGGTATGAAATCTTTTTCCACATATCCACCAATATACGCATCTATTGTTTTCTTTAAAAGGGGGTCTTTTGATGATTCTTCAGCAAATGGTCTTGGATTACCAGCACCAACGCCTGTACCATTACCCCATTCTACCCATCTACCATACTCTGCTCCCGGAGGTGCAAATTGTAAGGATATATTAAAAGATATTTGAGGTAGATTTAAACTTGTTACACTCGAAGCCTGTTGCTGTGTAATCATATTAGAAGGTGTGTTGAACGATTGTACCGTCTTATATAGATTACCAGTCTTATAAGCAGGTTTCCAATTCCCACTTATCATATATAAATTAGCTAGGGATTGGTAGGTTTTGGCAACATCTTCTAATGTTTTCATTAACAATCAGTTTGTACTCCTTTAATTTCTAAAGCGTTTCCAATTAAAACAACACCTGTATCACAATAGTTTGATTGATTGAATGCTTCTAATTCAAAAGAACAAACCCATCCAGCCAAACCATTTGGCATTTCGTTTTTAAATGCTACTGCGTTAGGTTCTGACGTGAAATCAAATGCTTTCACACCTTTTTCAGTATAAGATAATAAATCGTTTAATATAGATAGTGTATTGGCATGTATATCAACTACATCATTAGTACCATAGAAAGGAACTTCTTGTTGATTATATACTCCAATACTTTCATTGTTCTTATCTTTAGCTTTATCAGCAATAGTTAATTGAACTTGAAATTTAATTACTTTCTCACCAAAACGAGCAGTTGTAATTAGAATGTTACCCAATGGATATTGAGGAAATTCATCATCATCTAAACCAAAATCATCACCATAACTTACTCTTTGAATAGAGGGATGGTTCTTCATTATTGTTTTGAAGTAATTTACTATATTGTAATAGAGTACATAATTTGTACTAATATTATTTACTACGTTACCCATAAGTTATTATAGATTTATTCCTCCGAAATAAGCATTGCCCATATCAGGAAAGATTTGTGTTTGATTACCTACTGATTCTAAATATTCAGGTATCTGATTCGAATATGAAATCAAATAGTTCTGCATTCTTGTCGCGTAGTAATCAGCATTATTCATAGCTTTTTGTAAAAGGTAATCTACATCGTTTTTAGTTACCGCCTTTGCTGTTTCTGTCTCATGTCTTACTGCACCTTCACTTTTGAATTGTACACTACTGAATGGGATGTATTCAACACACGCGTACCATATTAGAGTAGGCTTGATATGTTCTTTCATTAAGTCCTGATAAGCAGGTCCTAATGTACTAAAAGTTCCATTTGCAATAACCAATTGAAGTTTATCAAACAATACCGTTCCTAATAAATTTAGAATGTATTTGTCCTGTGCGGTTCTTACAAAGTTTAATAATCTATCCGCATCAATAGAACCTTGAAGTGGAGTGTTTTTGATTATATCGTTTCTTGTTATAAATAAAGCGTATGCCATATCAATTATTTTTTATATGTTTCAAAGTTCTTAGAAAAATTAGGATTAGATTTTGAATAATCCATTAGAGTTTCCGTTTGGATATTCTCATCTACTGATGATGGATTATCTTCTATTTCAGCGGGGTTTTCAGATTGTTCGTTAATATCTTCCTGCACTTGGTCAACAGTTTGTCCTGTTTCTTCCGCAGTTTCAGATAGAATTACTAATGGAGTTAATTGCTCAAAATATAATTCAGTATCTTCATATCCACCTACACTTAAAGCCTCTGATAAGAAGTTTATAATTAGGTTTTGGAATGGATTAATCGTCATCGTTTGTAAAATAGAATAAGCTGTTTTCATTTCCTCTGATTGAGAACTAAATCCATTAGATACAGTTCTGATACCAAATAGAAGTGGAGATGTTACTCTATGTCCAACTAAGATTCTATCCTGTGCGTAATCTGCAACGTATTTGTATTTGTCATGTAGATTATCAGTAGCAATAACATCAATTGTTGGTTTTCTTTCTGGGTCATCGTTAAATGAAATCATAAATCTACCAGCATTTCTAGTACCTGTAAACTTCTGCTCAATCAAATCCTCAATAGTATCTCTTTCTTCAGGAGCTGGAATACCATTATTCATATTAACCATCACTAATGGTAAGAAACCATTCTCAATATTGTTAAGATGTAAGTTAGATAATTCAGCTTCAGCAAATGAAAATTGTAAAGCAGGAATCCAATCAGGCAATGCATAATAGTATTTGCCAGGTGAATAATTCTTTATCCAAAGTACTTCCATCTTTTCAGTAGATGTACCAAATGCTGGAATCTTTTTCTTATTTCTTTGTGCTTTATGGTCACTCCAATCAATACAATAGAAGTAATTTTCAATCTTTGGGCTATCGTATAGCTTCTCAGCTCTAAAGTTTTGTACTGGAGCATGATACATTTTGATTATCTTAGTATGGTCATCGTTCCAATAAATTTGGAAACAAGCATTACCAGTTAGTTTCAAATCAAAAGCTACTCTTTTAATTTCTTCTTGCGGTATTAACTTACCTAAAGTTTCTTCAAATCCTTTGTTCTTAGTGTACAATCCTTTACCATATACTAAATCAGCAATACCTTCAATACAAGCTGCATTGGTTGTTGAATTATTATATGCATCTATTATGTTTTGGAAGAAATCATCAGGTCCAATAACGCCTACCGGCACCCATTGGTATCTTGTCTTTGTATCTTCGGTTATAACTGGGATGTCTTGTTGTGTAAGATTAACTACACTAAAGTTTTGATTTAATTTCATATTAGTCTAGAATTATATATTCATTATCTGTCACGTTACTAATATACACATCTTCTAATGGTATTTGATTAACGTAGTTTGTTTTATCCAATGATTGAGATGTAAATACATTTATACTACCATGCCATATTGAGCACGTAGTATCAGTAATGGATGCTCTATATTCAGTAGCAACACTTGCTGATACTAATGTAGGTACTTGTGATGCTGTGAATGATAGTTTACTTTCGTAAGCATCATAAGAATAATTTGATAACGATGCTGATGTATTCACCAAAGTTATCATATCCTGCAAATGTAAAGTAAGGTTTGAACTACCAGTAGGTTGTACTCTTAGTGTCAATACGTTGCTTCCTGATGAGTAGTATGTAAGCATTATCTCGTCTTTATGTTTATAATTTAACAATTTATGAAACAATTATAGTGATGAGCATAAAAAAGGGTAACACTTAGTGCTACCCTCTTAATTATTTTCTTTCTATACTGATTAATCGTTTGTTCCGGAAACGATAATTGGAGCAAAGCTTACTTTGCCGAATGGGTTACCGAATGTAGAACCAGATACGAATGGAGCTGGGAATTGTTCTTGTCCAGTGAAGGTTACTGAATAACCATAAAGGTCACCCAATGCTGCACCGGTCTGAATAGTACCTGCTGTTACATCTGCACCTTCTCTTTGTCCTACCAATAGAGTATCACCTGCCATTGTGTGGATAAAGATTTGAGGTCTACCATAAGCCATCAACTTCAATTGTGTAGTCATTTCGTTGGATAATTTCTTCAAGTTAAGAACTAATTCTTGAGAGAAGAAAGTTGTACCATTATCACGAGATGTGTTTACAGTTTCAGTATAGCTAGAATTTCCTTTAAGGTCATACGCGTACACTATTGAGCCAGTTGGAATTGATGTAATTAGTCCGGTATCGTTTGAACCGGTTATTGCACCAAATGAACTTGTATAGTTACAGAAATATACTGTTGCTATACCACCAACTGAATCTTTACAAGGTTCGTTTCTACCTAATGTTAAATTACAAGCCATAGTTTTAGTTTTTTTTAGTTAATTTGTTTTTGTTTTTAATAAATTAGAATGAGGGAGGGAATTACACCCTCCCATTATTCATTCAATATATTAATA